GAGGATGTGGTCATGGCTTACTCTTCAGCCCTCGAATAGCGATAGCATCGGTTCTGTGACAATACGCGCCTTGGTCATGTCGGTCGCAACGGGCATTGGCCAGCTTCTCGCACTCCTGCGCCGCGCGTTCGAGAGCGGCGTCAACCGGGCGCTGAATGTCATGAATGCTGACCTCGAACTTCTTTGCTAACTCTTCCGCCAAGCTCATTTCTTCCCTTTCCGCATGGCCTCAGCCAGGTTCTTCAACACCCACTCTATCCAGCGAATCTCGCCGGGAGAGAGACGCACTAAGCCGTCGCTGTTCATGTTTGTTTATCCCACCAGATGTCAATGTCTTGGTATGCCCACTCACGGAGTTGTTCGTCTATTTCGGATTCGCTGGCGTCATCGTCAATTTCGATTTCTTCGTTGACGTTAACAGTTACGTTTGAAATGTCCCTGCGATGGAAGAAAACTTTCATGGCATCCCCTTCGTATCCGCTGCACCTATGTGGGGTCGGCTGGGGTACTCGGTTCCAATTTCCCCCAGCCTTTAGGCTTATCTAGTCTAGCCTGCTCGATTGTTGGGAACCATCAATCGTGACAGTTGTTGTTAGCACTAGCGTTACCCCTCGCCACTCGTTGACTGAATCGGGCAGCTTAATCACGCTCTTGAGGCGGCTTAGAAAGCCGTGGTCGATCTACCGATAGGGCCATCTCGTTTTGTTCCCTAGCCCTGCCACAGCCCGGTGAAACCCGCTGCCCGAACTCGTCTGCTCGCGGTGATGGAGCACATCACCTACTCGCGTATACAGCTACCCCGACTGACAATCTTATGTATGGTTGTCTTTCCTAGCTTAAACATACTCGCTAATTTCCTTGTGGATAGCTTAGGATATAGAGCCAGTATTTGTTCTCGTTGCTCTGGCGTAGTCCACGCATTGCGCCACATGTAGCGTGGGTTAAGCCCTGTACGAATTGCATGACGTGAGTTCTCAGAGTATGTGACATACTCTAAGTTGTCGAGCCTGTTGTTAGTCTTATTTCCGTCTTTGTGGTTACGGCACAGCCCCTCTGGTATATCACCTAGAAAGGCTTGTGTAACAAGATGCCCAACGGGTTTAGCCGTTCTCTTTCCTCGCCAGTCGTGGTAAAGCCCGACAACAACATAGCCCTGTGGATTAGGCCAAGGCTTCAGTATCAGGCCATTATCTATACGCTTTACACGGCCAAGATTACTGACAGCATACCGATACTCATAACCCTTAATAGGACGCCACTCCTCTATCATATTTTCTCCTCTGGATGGTTGGGTATACGGTATTTGTATAGTCCGCTTCCTATAGGGTCTAGTCCGGCAGTTCCCCAGCAGTTTTCATACATGGGACACTTACTATGGAACTGTGGATCATAAGCACAACCTGTAGTGTGCTTTGGGAAGTGCTGCGACAACAGTGTAGGTATAGAACAGCTATCAGTTTGTTGGTTCAGCCCAATCTGCACCAGTGCATTATGAACCTCAGTCTCCCTATACACCACTTGTGTCTGCCACTCCTCAAGCTCATGGGCACTACGGCTAATCAGTGGTGGCGATGGGAACTGTGCTCTCAGTAGCTCAGGTTCAGCTTGGTACAGGTTGCCTACCCACTCAGCTACCCCACCAGGGTAACGCTCTGCTATGCGCTGGCGATTCCAACCCTTACCGAGTCTGCGATTGTTCCCAGCCTCATCCTGCCACTCAAACTGAGCCTTCCACTCAAGGTCTATCCCACCAGCTTCAATCATGTAACCCCAGACCAAGGGACTGTTATGGTGCCAACGCCCCGATCCCTTGGGCCACTCAGTACGCAGCTCACCCTTGACTAAGCCCTCAACCTGCACACCAGCTACCTCACGTCCTAGACGGGCCTCAACAGGGAGAACTTCGCTGATAGTCTGCTGGTCAGTCTTGAAGTTCTCAAGCCACTCTGAGTTAACTTTCTTAGTAGTCTTAAGGGAGAGGATCACCAAGGCACCATCAGTACGGCGCTCTAGGATTGCATCGGGGCGGCTAAGAAATACTAGCTGGGCATCACTAATGGGATACATCCCAGCATTCCCAACGCAAAGGGTTTCTTCAGTCTCAACCTGTACCACTCTATATTGCTCAAGCAGCACAGGGAGCCTTACCAGGCACCAGCCTACTACCAGCCCCTCAAGTAAGTCACAGTAATGGTCAATAAGCCAGGTCTGATCCTCAGTAACCTGAATCATCTCGCCATCAAATCCCATTTCGGTAAGGGTAGCTGATTGGAAGCCGTGAGCCTCGGTGAACTGCTTGCGGAGATTGGCCTGAGCATGAGCTATAATGTCCTTTATACTGTGCATTAGATGGAGTTCATCATTCCACTTACACAGTAATAGTGCCTCAGCAATAGCCTCATGTACAGCCCCACCAAAAGCAAGATGCTGATTGAGCTTTACAGGCTGTAGACCTTTGCCGTCGTAGTAGTATTCCCAATACTCGCGGCGGGGGCATTTGTGGTCTATCTCGGTACGGGAGCGGTCAAAGTAGTGAATACTCATGGCAGTAATTCAAACTCCACATTCTGTAGGTAGCAAACTTCCCTCTCTTGGCCTTGCTCATCCTTCAGTATAGCCAAGTCATTACCACGATAAACTAACTCACCTATAAAGTCCTTGCTCCAATGCCCAGTAACTTTATAGTTGCGGCCTATAGTACCTGCCTGTGGTAGTCTATTTTGTGTGTTCCACATTAAGAGCCTCAAGCAATGCACAAGTATCTGTGTTGTCCTTGTGGTACTTAGCATCCTGCTCATAAATAGCCACAGGAGTACCATCACTGAAGTGCTCACGATCCCAACGCTTACGTTCTAGCTTACGTTGACCTTCGCGTAGCTGCTCGCGCTCAATACCAGTGAGATTGTCAAGATACCTATTAGGCTTAGTCATATTCATCCCCTCTCTCTAGCTCACACTCAGGGCATAGTTGCTCATACTCACCATCACACTCTTCCTCAATATCATGGCTCCAATCTTCACCACATAGAGGACAGTAGTGTTCACACATTGTACTTCTTTCTCTCTGCTGCGATGATGGGCACAAGGTTTTGACTGATTTTGTGCATTACTGCTAACTGCTGTTTTGTAAGAGACAAGTTAACAGCTATGTAGTTAAGCCCCTTGGTAAACCCAACTGCAAATGCAGCATCAGCTACTTCCGAGAATGCTTCTTTGAATTGCTGTTCAAACATTGGCTATCCTCTCTCCTGTTCACACTCAGGACACAGCTTCTTATACTCACTATCACAGGCTTGCTCATGCCACCATAGTTCCTCACACAGAGGGCAGATGTGCTCACACATTGACTTGTCCCTTTACATACCGCTGCCAAATATAGATGATTCCTGTTTTAGTTCCAGTCTCATCACTTTCAGCAGTACGGTATAGGCACTTCCAACCGTGCTCTATGTGCTCCTTTTCATGGTCATTGTCCGGGCCGCTAGTAGGTCTAACAACTACCTTACATTGTAGGGGCATTGACTACCTCCGTAATAGCCTCAAAGTGCTTGAGAGCCTTCTTGACCTTACGTGCCCTACGCTTAGCTTCGCGGTTTCTGCACAGACTATCGCAGTAAAGATTACCAGGAACTACAAGCCTCTCACAGCCCATAGCATTGCACTGTGGCTGTGGCTTCTTCTTTCGTGGCAGAGTCCCTGCATGTGTTTGAGTATGACAACTAGCACAAAGGTATTGTAGGTTATCTAAGGCATGGTAGTTCTCTAGTGTCCTGCCAACCACTTGCCTGTGGTGTATTTGACTAGTGAAGAATACAGCAGCTTTGCAGTGCTCACAGCGGCGCCCAGATCGGACATAGAGCAATCGGCGCACAGCTAATGGAGCGCGTAGCAACTGACACACCTGTTCAGGCTTCATGCTAAGGCGTTCTGCAACAGCCCTATAGGTAAGCCCTGTCAAACGGAGTTCCAGTGCCCTAACGCGCTGTGGATTGTTTTTCACTGTGCCTCTTGTTGTTGCTCTAAAGCAGTCCGCAACAGAACCTCGATCTGGCCTCTAACCGTGCGGTTTTCGGCCTTGGCAACACTCCGAATTTCGGCCACGAGCTGCTTGCTGATGCGCACTGCCAAGCAGTTGTCCTTGGGTTTCTTCATACACAGCAACGATACATTGCAACTCTGCACTTGTCAAGTGCAAAATTACAATTATTTTGTGGCCATTTTCACCACGGCCTGTGGCTAAATTGGCACTATTCATAGGGTTTCAGGTGTGTTACAAGGGGAGAGCAACCCTCCTGCCTTCTGGGGTTGCGACTCGCGCGGGGGCCGGGAACTCATAGGCTCGGCCCCAATCGCCTATGAGGTTAAGAATGAGTCTTTGTATCGGGTTACAAGATGTTGTAGCTGTTTTACTCTCGGATGGCTGGCATACGGTAGCTGATCGGTCGTTTGAGTCGGATTGGTATGAAATTTATGGTGTGGGCCTCTGTACCCAAGGGGCAATCTGGGAAGAAGCTGATGGCACCCGCGTTTGTTGTGCTCTTAGCTCAGTTCTAGCCATTCGCTCAAAGCCCCCACAATCGAACGGAAACGCCCCTAGCAGCCCCGCAGACCCCCTCGGCAGGCCCAAAGCATGAGCGCCAACCTAGCGCCTCTTAAACTGGCCGCTACGCTTGCCGACAAGACCCTGAGTGACTGTACGGGCCTGGACGACTACAAGCGCAAACTTGTTACCTACTGGGCACTCGCTACCCATGCCTTGCCACACCTAGAAACCTTCCCCATATTGAGCCTGTACGGACAATTCGGTTGTGGCAAGTCAGAATGTCTCAACGTAATTAGTCTGCTCTCAGCCAAGTCAGTACGGATCACCCTCAATAGTTTCACATTTCCAGCAATCCGCGATGCCTTTATCAACGCCTATGAGGGTACTGTCTTAATCGAGGAAGCCGATGCAACATGGAAAGCAGAGCATGATAAGGCATTTGAGAACCTATTAAACAACCGTGGCAACCGTGGTGCCTCTGTTGAAGAACATAATCACCAAGTAGGTAAGCATTGGGAACGTAAACGATCTAAATACTTTGGTGCAACAGTTCTACACCGTCGAACACCATTTGATGATGCAGCCCTAGAAAGCCGTACTATAGTCGTAAAATTCAAGCCAGTACGTGAGCGCACCTTCAAGCCCTACAACTCTACCGATCCCCTCACTAAAGAGATAGCTAAAGCTATAGCACAGATAAAAAGCCTAAAGTTGCCTTACTTTGAATCCATTGCCAATGTCGCAGGACGCGTAATGGATACTTACCGTCCCTGTCTTATGGTAGCGCAGTACCTAGACGATCAGTCATTTATCACAGACTCTCAGGACATTCTTCATACCCAAACTGAGAGTATGTCTATAGATCAGGGCACCGAGTTTAGTCACATAGTCTTTTCTGCCCTTATTAACTGTATGGTAGACCCAAACGATCCCACACATACCCTTAGCTATTGCAATATCAAGCTGAGTGCTTTAGCTGATGCTGCTTACAAGGAAACACGCGATTGGTACACCGCACGCAAGATTGGTCGTCAGCTCAGGCTCATGAGGTTTACCGTTAAAGTGTCCAACGGTCAGGCGGTTGTTGAGCCAAATCGCAAGTTATTGCGTAGTACTTACGAATCAATAGGTTACAATGACCCTGACATCTTGGAGCAATTAAGCACCCCCCTACCCCCGAATAATAACAGTAATAGAATCAATGACATAGAAAAAGATAGAGAGAGTGATAGAGAGTCGGGGGCTACTTCTACGACTACTTCATCTACTGCTGGGAAAAAGCCCAACTGAAAACAAAGGACTTATCTAGGTAGATGAGCGGCTTGAAGGTTGGTAGAGCAAGGCTCGGGTAGATGAAGGGGGTTAACTCACTGAAACTAAAAGAGAAAAGCCCCCCAAGCTCGGTTAAGCTCGGAGGGCTTGGTGGGCAGCAGGAGGATTACTGCCCCTGGTTCTGGAAAATCTCTTGCAGCTTCTTGGCACTGATATACCGCGCAATCACTGCAAAGCCCTTCTTGGTAGTGCTGAAGTAGTTCACTAGCCAGCTCTGCTCCTCAGCACTCAACACCTGAAGAGGATCAACACGCTTGTTGGTGTGCGCCCGTACAGGGGCCAGTGCATCAGCCTGAGCTTCCAGCTCCTTCGCTTTCTCAGCATTGCCATACTTCGTCAACAGCGCAGCATCCCGGCGTAGGGTTGCAGCTTGCTTCTGGGCATCGGTAAGGGGGGTGTACTTGCGTTCCTTCGTTTCGGCCTGGGGTTCCATTACAGCACTTTCGTCACTCATGTGTTACCTCGCTTTCTATTGGCCTAATTAGGCTCTGGTAGTGACCATACTCGTGTCCGTGTCACTTGTCAAGAAGTTTTTTGTTTAATAATGTCTAAGGCTACCCGACATAGAGCCCACATATGCTTGCGGGTATCCCGATCGTTGTAAGTGACGCCATGCCACCAATCATCAACACCCTGCAACGCGGCTCTGACTTTCTCGGTTTCTAGCTTCGTTAATTCCATTGTGGCCTTCCTTGTCAAGAAGTTTTTTGTGCCTATGTTTTGCTCCATTGCTCCTCTTTGGCTTTCTCCAGGGCGCGGCGAAGTTCGCACCACATACACTCACGCCCTTTGTTTGAGTCACACCAATAACAATAACACTCCCTATCATTGACGCGGAGCACCCGCTCTACTGCCGCTATCAGTTCACTCATTGCTTGCCCCTATTCGCTCTTCGATACGATATGTATGCATTGGGTAAGCCTTAACCGCCTGCCGCAAGCCTTTTTCGGCTCGCTTCTTCGACGTGGTTGTCTTTGGTTCATCGCCCACAACCGCTGAATCGACGGCCCACCATGTTTCAACCCACTTCTTGCCTTCTTTGCGGGTGATTACGTACTTCTTACGAGGCATGGCTCTCTCCTTTCGCCAGCGCAAGGGCGGAGGCTACCTGCTGGCACTTCGATGGCGTCGTACAATGGTCGGTAGTGCGAATACCGCAAGCAGCACAATGAACCCGTTTCCGAACAACAAACGCACATTCCTCCAGTGCCTTCACAAGCGCCGAATGGGCGTTTACGGCCTGTACGATGAACGCGGCTATTTCTAGTTGTTGCGCTGGCGTGAGCGTGTCACCGCTCGACCTTGGCCCACCAACAAGGCATACATGGCGATCTTGGGCATCTTTGATGAAAATGCCGTCAGCAATCCACGGTGTAGGAGCTTCTTTCATGTCAGGCATTGCCGGCCTCTTTCAGTATGCTGATCTCATCCCTTCTGGCAGTAGTCCACCCAAGGTCTTTGAGGCACAGACGCACTTCGCCTGGTTTACACCCAAGCTTAGATACCTTCTTGACTACACCAGTCCATTTCGGAAAATCCCTGTTGCCAATGAGGTAAACTGTTTCGCCCTTCTTTGGAATCCATCGTGTGCTCATGGTTTTGAACCCTCCACTCCCCGGCAGTGTCCCATGCCGGGGGCTGCAAAGCTCACTTGCCGTAATCGTCGCCTTGTGTCCGTCTGGCGAACTCGAACATACGGTGCATCTTCTCATTGCGCCGTTCTGCCGCTGTCATGTGCCGCCATCCGGGGAATCCACGTCGCTTCAGGTCGGCCTTTACATCCTCCGGCCTCTCTTTAGGTGCTGGTGGCGGAAACCGCTGTACTCCATCGCGGTCATATACGGTTGTCATATCTCAACATCCTCCCTTCAAAGTTTGCCCTGAGTTGGCACAGCACTCGTGACAGTGGCAAGCGATGCCGTTAGCTTTGGCCTGTTGACCTGCTGCGTACTCACGCCGTGCAACTTGAAGCGACACGCGGTTTTCGACATATACCCGCGTAAAAGTGCGCATGTCTTCGTGGTAGCCAGCAATGCGCAGAACGGTAAGAGCGTTTTTGCGTGTCATAATGCTGATTTCCTCCCCTGTCTCCCGCTGCGACGAAAGGCAGGGCATGAAGTATCAGTTACGTGCTATAGCCAGGGCGTCAGCAATAATCGTATGCGTTGGGCTGCCCTCGATGTAGCCGTGCTGCGCTTGCTCCAATGCTGCTACTAGTACATCGTGAGTATTGACAGCGCGCAGGATAAAGTTGCAGTTAGCCTCAATCTCTTCAGTTGATTTGCCTACTGTATCTAGCACCAACACGTGCGTGTTGCGCCCGGAGAAAATAACAGGATACTTTTTCGCTGGTGGAATGTTGCGATGCCAAGGTGTCGGCGTGTGTGTCATAGCTTTAATTCCCTCCCCTACTGCCCACTCCTGGTGAGCTGTAGGGCATGGAGTATCAGGCTACATCGCCAGTCTTGCACTTTTATCCGGCATTGCTGCGAATCCGGGGCCGAATTGCTCGGTTGCACTTTGGCACAAAGCATCCAGTTCTGCATCAATCTCATCCGTAACCGCTAGACTGTCAGTTGCGGTTGTGTTGTAATCGAATCGGTATGCAGTCCAATTCCCATCTGCTCGGGCCTTCACATTGAATTTTTCTTCAGCGAAGGCTTTATCTGCCGCTTCTGGCGTGTGATACCAGTCAAATCCTGCGCCAGTGTTGTATTGCCATGCCACAACGTAAACAGTTTTCATAGCTTGATTCCCTTCTTTCATAGCTTTGATTCCCTCCCCTACTGGAGTATCAAAGCTTGTCAGAGCATCCAATCGTGCGGTCTGCGGGTAAAGTTGTGACCGTAACCCCATAACCGCCCAAACACGTCTGTTTTGATACGAAGGTCGTTGTGAGACCCCTTGACTCCTGTAACAATCATCCACCCACGCCAGCCAGAAACGGTGCAGAATACACGGTCTCCCACTTTCGTTTTATATGGATCGTCAACGAGAGAGCAGCCATACGGCACAGTTTGCGGGAAGTTGTGCTCCACATGGGTTACGGGAGTCTCACCTTGGGTGATAACGCGCATTGGCCGTTCACTAGCACGTTTCGGATCACTATAAGCTTGCATTGTATCCTCCATTACTTGATATTATCGGGCCTTACTCTGCCAATACCTGCTCTTAGTGCTGTTGCTTAACATGTTGCTCCAGCACTCGAATTACATACTCTCTTAGGCTTACTTGTGCTAGTGCCGATAGACTCTTGAGCTGCGCTAGCAGGCTGATTGGCACCCGTCTAACCTGCAAATCCTTTGCATTGCTGTTCATGCTGTGATAGTACGCTTTGCAGGAATTGCTGTCAAGGTGTTTTGATTCATCCTCCGTAACTATATTTCCTTTATTATCAATACTATATAGACTTTCTTCATTTATAGCACTAATGTGGTGGGTGATTACTAATGCATTACTCTAGTACCCGTGCTTCATTACTTATGGGCTATGCTCTTGACAGGCCGTGGCATACTCGAAATTGATGAGCACAGAATCAGTAACGCCCAACCTCCAGGCTGACGATGGCGTAGTGCTGGGAGCTGGTGATCCTCAACCCAGGTGGGGGGAACGTGCTGCGTTGATCCGCAAGATAGCAGCTAAGTATCCTGAGCTATCACAGGGGGATATTGCTAGACGTGTTGGGTGTAGTCCTCAGAATGTTAGTCAGGTTCTTGCTGAGTTTCTTGCAGACACGTCCATAGAGCATATTGAGGACTTCCGGGCCGATAAGGCGAGTATCCTTGAGACGGTACAGTATAGGATGCTTGCATCCATAACTCAGGACAAGCTAGAGAAACAATCAGCACTACAGCTAGTCACTGGCGCTGCCATCATTCAAGACAAGCTACAGCTCCTACGTGGTCAACCCACATCTATCCAAGCTCACATGATTGTTGATGTACTCGACGCTCTGCGCTCTAAGGAAGAGCAGTGGTAGTGACCAGCACGACCAGCACATATAATGATGCGCCCTGGTGGTGGCACTCGGACCATAAGAATTACTATTGCCACCCCCTATCCCCCTATTGAGTGGGGTGGGTGGGAGTGACGTACCAACACACTCACTCAAGTTTTCCCCCTAAAAAGGGTTATTAGTAGTATCACTACTGGAGTCAATAATGCCTAAGAAGCTAGAACGTTGCGTTAAGGATGTAAAGAAGCAGGGCAAGTCTAGTAGCTCTGCCTGGGCTATCTGTCAGCATAGTGTGATGGGTAAGGGTGGGAAGAAGAAAGGTAAGTAGCCTTTAGGTGAAGAGACGTAGATCAGCTGCGAGCCTCAATGCTACACCAACACTATCCCCTACTGATAGTGCTATAGCTGCCATCCTCGCTGGCTTTGATCCTAAGAAACCGGAGACTCTTGATAATGTAGCTGTTAAGGCTAAGGAGGCTCATAAGCTCTGGTTCCTTAAGCTCAACGGTAAGCAGGATGAGTTTGTACGCTACAAGAACAAATATGGGCGTACCCCGCGTATACGCTTATTTGAGGCTGGCAACCAAGGGGGCAAGACTACCATAGGCATTGCTGAGGATATAGCGCATGCTATGGGCTTTAGACCTTGGCTAAAGAAGGATGACCCTGACTACCGTATCCGTATCAAAGTACCTAACAATGGCCTAGTTGGTTGCGAAGTAGCTGGACAGAACCTCATCCAGCGTATTGAGCCTCAGTTCAGGGAGTTCATACCCGCTCATTGTGAGCCTGAGTTTACACGCTACAGTAATGATGGCTCCATTAAGAGCATCACGCTCACTTATGACTACTTGGGTAACAAGTGTGGTAGCACCATTCACTTCCGTTCCTATGTCCAGGCAGCCGATAGCTTTGAGGGTGTAATCCACGAATGGCAGCACTTTGATGAACCCCCACCACAACCTATCTGGAATGCTGCATCACGCGGTAGGATGTCAACGAACGCTCCTGTATGGCTAACCATGACTCCTCTCAAGGAGCCATATATCTATGACATGCTTTCCCTCAACGCTGCTAATAACAATGGCACAGACGAAGAGATAGCCATATTCCGTTGCTCAGTGTGGGAGAACTGTCAAGACTGGTGTAGGGAATGTGACGTAACCATCCCCGAGAACTCTCCTGATGTGCTGGAACCCGGTCAGATCAGGCCTAAAGGTCGCTGCCCCAACTGCCGTAAGGTTATGGGCTTCATGCCCCGCGCTGGTATTGAGAACTACCTCAAGACCATCACTGACCCAGACGAACGTGAGGCTCGTGAAGAGGGTAAGTGGAAGCACCTTAGCGGAATGGTCTACAAGGAGCTAGACCGTGAGCGACATCTTTATCCTGACTTTACTATTCCCCGAGGATGGATGCGAATTGAAGTGGTTGATCCTCACGATGTACGGCCTACCCGTTGGCTATTTGGCGCTGTATCCCCAGAGGAGATCACAATCAATGGACGTACCGCTAATCGCATTTACTTCTATACCTACCTGTTAGCCTCTGGGAACATAGGCACCATAGCCCGCTCTGTACGTGTCAAACGTGCAGAACATGACTACAAGGAACCTTCCCTTGTCATCCTTGATGCTAAGTTTGGTGCTAGAACACGCCAAGGACTAGATGACTCGACATCTTGGGAAGAAGAACTCGAAAAGGCAGGTATTAAGCGGGTTATCCTCTCCCACTCTGCCCCAGGTGATATTGCTCTAGGCCATAAGGTTGTAAAGCAATACCTACAACCTCACTACAGCACCGCACAGAACCGTGAGTTCCCCGGCATGATGTTTGCTCGTGAAGGTTGCGCAGGTCAACGTGGCCCTATACAAGATATGTTTAACTACCGCTGGAAGGAAGGCTCTGATAAGCCCGAGGAAGATTTCAAAGATATGGCTGACTGTGTACGTATGGTGGCACTTGAGCAGCCAGTTTATCACTCACCAGAGCTAGATGATATGCCAATAGCCAATGTACCTATGGAGTCGTATAACCCTCTCTACTATGGCTTAACCATGCCTGGTGCTAGAAGGGAGCTACGATGATCTTCATAGTTGGTAGTTTTGTTGCTGGATTTATAGTTACATTTTGTGCATGTTCGTGGGCATTAAGGCGTACCGTGTTCAAGGATAGGGAGCTACGCTGATGGCATTTATACTGCCGTTCATACCTTTAATTGCGACGGGAATTGGCGCGGCAATTTCTGGTGTTGAGCTAGCTCATCAACCATCAGCGCCTACAGCTCCCACTCAGCCCCAGACACAAACAGACCAAGCTAAGGCTCAAGATGCAGCAGCCCTAGCTCAAGCTCAAGCACTACAGAAGCGCCGTGGACAAGCTTCAACAATACTCACCAGTCCAATAGGAACGACAGGCAGTGCCACAACTCAGGTAGCTACTTTGGGGACATAGCATGAAATACTATGTAGAAGGCTGGGTAACACAGAATGGTAAGCGTAGCTGGGTTAAGTGGGGGCCATATAAAACCCAAGAGATAGCTGATGAGAAGCTCAAGGAGTTTTTTGAGCATTACAAAGGAAAGCTACTAGGCTGATATGAAACGTATCGCAAAGATTAGGAACTATGATCGTGACCTTGCCATATTCCTTACCGATCATCCCGACTGGTCTCCAGCCTTGACCCCTCGTGATGATACTCCAGAGGTATTTGGGCTGATTGGCCCTAGTGGTACGTTTTACCCGGTTGAAAGCGTGCTCTATGGGGCATTAACCATGAACACCTTGCACAGGTACTAGCAAAGCAATGACCTACCCCTCCTTAGCCACGGCTACTCAGTACCTCAGCTCCCGCGAGTACATGGCCTCGCCTACTGGCCCTCGTGATGATGACCAAAAGGCTAAGGACTGCATGAAATATCTACAAGTCCTGGCCCAGTATAGGCTTCAATGGGAGCCATACATAGATGCCATAATTCTTTATGTCAATCACGGACGCCGCTTTGTACAGGACTACAATCTCTGGGATGGTCAGCAAACAGGTCAAGAGGTCTATGATGATAGTGCGATGCTTGCGCGTAATAAGCTCGTGGATGGTATGGTGGGTTACTTATGCTCCCGCAATCAACCCTGGTTTGCTTTGGAGCTACCCGGAAAATTTAATTTCCCCCGCTCTAGCGGAATGCGCTCATGGTCAGGTAGAAGAGTAGACGAATACCCGCAAGTACAGAAGTGGTTGCAGGACTCCCAGACAGTAATGTACTCGGCCTTCAACCGCTCCAACTTCTACGATACTGTACCTGAGTTTATTAGCGATGGTGCTACCTGTGGCACCGCTACTGTCCAAGTAGAAGAAGATGTCTCTAATGCCACAATAGTATTCACTGTCCCGCACTTTCGTGAGTGCTTCATAGCCGAGAACCAATGGGGCATGGTTGACACTATCTATCGTGTCTATGCTATGACCCTACGCCAGCTTGTGCAGAAGTTTGGACTAGATAAAATGAAGGAGGTAGATGATAAGTTTAACCAGGATTATGAGCAAAATATGTACGAACAGCGCATGATCCTCCATGCCATCTACCCCCGCAAAGACTACAACCCCTCCCGCATGGATGCCAAGTCTAAGCCTTGGGCTTCTGAGTGGATATATCGCAAAGACGGTGTCCTATCCTACACTCAAGGTAAAGTAGACACTACCATATCTGGTGATGGTAAGCTCCTATCCGAGGGTGGCTATGACTCCATGCCCACTATCACATGGCGCTGGCGCAAAAATAATGATGAGGTCTACGGTCGTGGCCCAGCGCATGACGCCTTCGTCTCCATCGCTCAAGCTAACCAGATGGGCCGCACTAATCTTATCACCGCTCACCAAGCAGCCGAGCCACCCCTTGTAGCTCCAGCAGACTTACGTAACTCCATCCAGCGTGGCCCTAATGGTATCACCTACGTAGAGCGTAATAGGGGAGCAGATATGAGAACCCTTATCTCTCCTCTCTACACTGGTGTGCAGAATCTCCCCTTCAATATCGAGTACCAAGATCGTGTTACTCGCATCATCAACGAGCACTTCCATACTGACGTATTTATGATGATGTCTCAGCTTTCCCAGCAGGGCAACCAGTCTCGCATGGTGATGGAGCAGGTACAGGAGCTTCAAGGGGAGAAGGCAGCTATCCTAGGCACTCGTGTAGGCAACCTGCAATCAGAAGCCTTCGATCCCCTTATCACCCGCGTATACCACATAGAGTCAATGGCAGGCAGGATACCAACTCCTCCTGATATCCTCCTAGAGAGCGTTCATGGCCCAGTAGAGATTCAATACCTTGGCCCCTTAGCACAAGCCCAGACACGTCTCACGAAGGTACGTGCCATCACTACTTTCCTACAACTTGTAGGCCAAGTAGCTCAGATTGACCCCTCAGTGCTCCACGTGGTCAATAGCTACAACACCGTGAAAGAGCTTGCCGATGCAGTTAACGTACCCGTAGAGTGCCTAAACGATCCCAAGACTTACCAGATGATCCTTCAAAGCCTACAAAAGATAGCCCAACAGGATCGTACTGCTGACAACTTACCCAAGGTAGCCAGGGCAGCAGCAAGCCTCAGCAAAGCTCCTGAAGCTGGCAGTTTGGTACAGCAACTCATGGATGGTGGCGAAGGTGGAGGTACTGTGCAATGACTCAGTTTAAGTGGTATAGAAAATTATTGGGTGGTAAATGGTGTTGGATGAGAAGTCTAACAAACTTTACCGGATATAAGTGGATTAGGGTTTGTGATACTGCTAGTTACTGGGATGAGAACTGGCAATGAGCACTCCTCCACTTACACCCCAGCAGGAGATGTTACAGCGTTATCGTAACGTCTTTGGTAGCTCAGAAGGTCGTATAGTCCTTGGTGACATTCTAACAAAAGGTCACTATGGTGTAACCCTTGATCCAGATAACCCTGTTATGGTAGCTGAATATAACTTTGCTCTAGTAATAGCTACACTATCTGGGCATCTTGACCAACTCTACTCACAACTCGGTATAGCCGAACACTCTAACCCCACCTAGGACGTGGGCTAAGAAAGGAACAATAACATGGGCGGAACAGCACCGTACTACGATAACCAGAAGTGGGGCGGCCCGAATGGCCTTCGGCTCCCACAAGAAGTATTCCCAGCGACAATGGCTGTGGTCAAAGAAACCGACATCAATGTTGGCGGAGCTGGCACAACCAACACCATCACCATTGATCCAAGCCAAACACTGTCTAGCTACTACACCCTAACCAACGCTGGCTCAGGCGCTACCACAGTCACCTTTCCAGTCCTCCACAATGGCTTTGTGTTCACCGTGTATAACAACAGCGGCCAAAGCTCTACATGGAAGGTTAGTGGTAAGACTGGCGTAACTGTAGCTAATGGCTATAAGGCAGTCCTACTGTTCGACAAGGTAGCTGGTGACATTGTACGGGTTACTGGTGACTTCAGTGGTTCTGGCCCTAGCTCTAGTGGCCCTGCTCCAGTGGTGTCCAGTGCAGCTACACTAACATTGACCAGTGCTAACGCTGGTGCCACAATTCTTCTAGCCCGTGCCGCTGGTACAGTTGTCACATTGCCTGCTGCAACTGGTTCAGGTACAAAATACAAGTTTGTGGTGTCTGTTACTGTCACAAGCAATAAAGATGCTATACTTGCGGCTAGTAGTAGTGACTTTATCAATGGCATTGCCATTGGCGAAAACAGCAACACACCATTGTCATTTGCTTCTGCTGCGGCCACTAACCACTCTATCCAAATGCCGTTTGCTGGTACACAACCAAGTGGCGGGTTTATTGGTGATTACTTTGAGTTTCAGGACATAGCAGCAAACTTGTGGCAGTGTAATGGTATGTACCAAGCTGGTACTACACCGACTACGCCATTTAGTTCGGCTACGTCGTAAACGAGTTGGGGGTGGGCAAGTCCGTAGGAGGTCTTTCTGGTGTGCCAGAACAGCCTACCCCCTCAACTTCATCAGAAGGAGCATAGTATGCCTGGTGGCAAGGGCGGTAACAATAACAAGGGTAGTGGTGGTGGTAGGGCAAGGAGCCTTGGTGCAGCGGCAGGCCCAGCCAAACCCAACGGAGCTATCCTTGACGATACCGCCGAAGTGCTCCTTCAACAGAAGCAGCGTTTCAAGGCTTGGGCTAAGGGCTACCGTGACTCTAAGCTCAAGGAGAACGCTTGGACTAAGATGTATCAAAATTCACCAAACCCCATCAAGGGTAACTAGCTATGAACTATCCAATGTCAACAATGCCTAAGAGTGATGCTGAGTGGGAGGCTGAGTGTGATGCTCGGACTCTTGCCGAAGCTGAAAAGATACGCGGTGATGAGGGACGTTTGGGCAGAGCACAAGAGGCTGCTGAACGTCTTGCTAAAGAAGCCCAAGAACACGCGGATAACTTAGCTCATGTTGTTGGGTGGATTAAGATGTACAAGTAGTTTACTTTAACCTAATCAATGGCTACGGCCAAAGTGAGAGGATACCATGCCTGAAGCAGCAGTAGTTGAACCGGTTGTAGAACCAGTAACGCCTCCCGCTGATCCACCATCTCTAGGATGGCGCGCTGGCTTACCTGACGACCTTAAACAGAACACCGACCTTGCTAACTACAAGACAGTAGGTGACTTCACTAAGGATGCCCTGTCTTGGAAAGGTAAGGTAAGTGAACTAGAGGGGAAGCTGGGTGAGTCAATACCCAAACTGCCTGATGATGCAACAGATGAGGATCGTAATACCTACTATGATGCTTTAGGTAGACCAAAAACTCCTAATGACTATGTTCTAGAGGGTGAGGACAAGAACGCTCCCGAGTTCAATGCTGAAGTGCGAAAGCTGTTACATGATACAGGACAAACACCACAACAGGCATTAGCACTTAATAAGTGGTGGAACAAGTTCTTTGATGGTATGGTTAAGCACCAACAGGGACTTGCTCAAGCCGAATATGATGCAGCAGCACAGAAGCTTAAGAGCGAGCTAGGCGACAAGTACGATACCAACGTAGAACTGGCCAAGAGACTATGGAAGCAACACGGAGATGGAGAGTTCGATATAGCCTTTGCGAATAGCCCATCACGCTTTGGGACTATTCGACTCCTTCTCAAGCTAGCTTCCTTGACCGGAGAGGATACTTCTCCACAGGGGCAACATTCAGGTAGTGCTAAGGAGCTAGATTCCACAGCAGCTTGGATGAATATGTATAAGAACCCTGTAGGTGGTAAGAAGTAACCACTCCTCGGTGTAGTTAGAGGACTAACTGATGGCCACAGATGTATCACAACTGGGGTATACAACCCTTCCAGATGTGATTAACAACTATTCTACGTCAGATGCCCGTGCTGTGTTTGTCATGGCAGCGCGTGTACTTGATCGTCAATGTCCACTCATTAGGTATCTGCCTATGGAACCATCCAACCAGATACTTAGCAACATAGCGATTCGTACCGATTCACTACCCATCCCTGGTACACGTCGCTTTAACACAGGTGTCCAGCCTACTGCTGCCAAGAACACCCAGATTAGTGACCCAATGGCTCTGTTCGAGGCATATAGTGAAGTTGACAAGGAACTGTACCGCATCCAGAACAACCCTGATATGTGGCGTATGGATCAAGACCTTAACCACGTAGAGGGGTTCAAACAGCTTCTTGAGTCTATCTTGTTCTATGGCAACATGGCTCAAGACCCCGGCACCTTCAACGGCCTTGCTACCCGATTCAATAACCTTGAATCCTACCCGAACGGCGACCAAAGCTGGTTGCCTAACGTGTGGAATGGTGGTCAAACTACTGGCTCTTGCACCAGTGCCTATTTCCTCGAACTAGGCAAGATGAAGGTTTATGGCATCTACCCACCTAACACTCCCGGTGGCCTCAACATCGAGAACCTTGGGGAGATGACCAAGGAGCTTGCTGCTGGCACAGGTGGTGGCCCTTCTCTTAACTACTTGATGCAGGTTCTTCGTACCCACATGACCTGGCGCATTGGTATCCAGATCAATGATGAACGCTGCGTCCAGCGCATTGCCAACATCAACCCCACAGGCTTCAGTGGGCCTAACGGCTTCAACGAGGACATCTTTATCGAAGCTAAGAACCAACTCCCCGGCTCGGGTGAAGCTCCCGGTACTGTTCTGCTTATGAATCGTCAACTCAAGACTCAGGTTGACATTCGTGCAGTCAGTCAGAAGCTCAACGCTTACACCTTCTTTAGTGCCAATGAGGTTGATGTGTTTGGCCGCAGTGTCACTAAGTTCCAGAACATTCCAATCTTGATGACTGAGAAGATTCTCAACACCGAGACGGTCGTCAGCTAAGGAGAGCACAATGCCGTACAGTGATGCACTTGGATACTTCCACGGTACTGGCTCCTCAGCGGGGCCGATTACCTCAACAGCTAACACTCTGACTGGTGTATCTCAGTCAGGCACAACCCTTACCTACACTGTAGCTACTGGTCAGGTAGTCCCAGGCCAAACCTATCAGCTTGCTGGTGGTGGCTATACCTACCAGAACGTGACCATCGTTGCCATCCTCACTGGTGGTGGCGGTACGGGCACAGCTACAGTCAACTTCTCTCAGACTGTAACTACTACCACAGCTACAGGCTATCCACCTACTCTTGGTGATGTTCTGTGCGCCTCTGGTAGCCAATACTGCAACCTGGAGCTTGACTTTGGTGCTCCGAATGCTGGTGTAGCTTACCCATATCTCCCTCAGTTCCCATCACTCACTGAGAAGGGTTACACCTTCCCACCTGAGATTGTTGGGGCTGATACTGGAACCCCGTATGGAGTTCACATCATTGTTGAGTCTCCATTCAACACCCTTACCTCCATTAACTTTGAGGTATGCACTGCGGCAACCACGGCGGCTACCTACAATGGTACGCCGGGGACTATCGCATCTCGTTCACTGACCCTAGCGCAGCTTCAGGTAGTGGGAGCACATTACTTCATTCCTGTAATGGGATCAGCCGTGCTGGAGTTCCTGCGCTGGTATGCTGCCATCACTGGTAGCAATCCTACGCTTGGAACTATCGTGTCCTATTGGGGGCCACGTATGGGTGGTGAGCAGTAGCTTACGCTACGCGCTCCTACCTAGTAGGAGCTTAACAACTTAACCAGAGGGGCATGGCTACATGCTGTGCCCCTTCATAGGAGACTAAGTATGGCAGACCATATCATCCGTGCAAAATGTGTTGATAAGTCTTTCGACAGCACAAACGCTTTTAATTACCTCCCCGGTGACTTGTGCGAGTTTAACGTCACAACGGGTAAGGTAACTGTTGGTGGGTCAAACGGTAGCACCACCTTGGGCTTTGATAGGCAGCTATTCTGGCTTAAGACTCTTGGAGGGCGATGGGCATTCGACTTTGACCGGGCTAACTCCTCTAGTACAGCAGACCGTATATTCTTCTGCAAAGAGTGTGGACAACCCTTTGATCGCTTGAGCGACATTGGCAACCATGCAAGCAGCGTACATGAGGCTAAGAAGCCTAAAGTGAGCAAAGAACAAGCAGCTATTATGGATGATGAGGAAGAAGAGGGGCTACTAGCTCAACGAAGGGCTGAGGAAGCTGAGACACAACAGGCTACAACATGAACTATAATCAAGTAGGCATAGCGAACTTAGCATTGAACCTTATAGGTGCTCGTGGCGACATTGTTGACATCAACGAGAACTCACCTAATGCTAAGAAGGTACTAGTTGTATGGGACGCTATATTTCAGGAAGTTCTCAGTGAGCGTGACTGGAAGTTTGCTAAGACTCGCACATCACTACAGCTAGTCCTGAATCCCCAAACAGGTCAACCTCTCAAGCCTCTCTATGCCTACCACTATGCTTGGTCTATGCCATCTGACTATCTGCGCTTTGTACGCCCTCGCAGACGCCCTAACCGTGACTGCTTCTGGTATGGCTGGGGTACATTCCCTGGCTGGTATCACCGTGAGGATTGGCCGTTTCATCCCTACGTTGACTACAAGGTAGAGGCTATCAACCAGCTCGACTCTAGCGGCAACCCAACAGGTAACTACATTCAATGTGCCCTGTGTGACTACAGTGGCAACTGTGGCCCTGCCAAGATCAACTATATACGCCTTATCACAGACTATACTCAGCTCCTCCCCGGCTTTGTAAACTGTCTATCCTACCGCTTGGCACAGAAGCTAGCTATATCTATTACAGAGGATATGAGGAAAATGCAGGCTATGGAGGCTCTTTACAAAGATAGCCTTAATAGTGCAGAAGCTCAAAATGAGTGCATGGACTATGAGAAGGATGAGGCTGGTAGTGAGAGTTGGGTACGTGCTGGGAGGTATGTAACAAGTGCTTGGCGTGGAGGGGGTTGGTGGGGACAATAGATGCCTAAAATCTATCCATACATAAACACGTTCAACGCAGGCGAGGTAAGTGAACTCATATTCAATCGTGAGGACATTACCAAGTACCGCTCATCGTGTCGTGTATTGGAGAACGCCATGCCTCTAGTAGAGGGTGGCGCTAAGAAGATTCCAGGCACATACTTTGGTGGCTCTATGCCTGCTGGTGCTCAAGGGCCATGCCGCTTAGTACCCTTTCAGTTCTCTACCATCCAAGGCGCTATCATAGAAATCTCCTGCACAGGTATCTACGGTGGTCAAATCCGTATATGGGAGCCTGTAACTGAAGGCTCATGGCAGCTTGGCTTGGTGCTGAGTGGTATGACTCCTTTAGCCTTACCAACTCCCTACGTTCAAGCTGATCTATTCGCTCTTGACTGCTCCACTCAGAGTGCAGACGTACTGTGGATATTCCACCCCAACTATCCACCAGCTACCGTACAGCGCCTAGGTACAAACAACTGGATTTACTCTCAGTCCCTCCCCGGTGCCCAGCTCAACGATCCTCCCTACCGTGGCACCACTGATGTAGTGAGCACAGGATTCTCTGGGCTTGGTGTACCAATCTCAGATATAACCCAAGCTAACCCATGCGTTATTAAGCTAGTTAATACATCTATAACTACTGGTGAACGCATCTACATCAACAACTGCTCAGGGATGGTTGACCTTAACGAAGGGGAGTTCTTTGTTACAACTGGTGGTGCAGCTATCAGTGTAACCCCTGCTAAGGGTGGTATAGTCTGTACTGGCTCTATCTCAGGGACTACGCTAACTATCACCGCCATCAAGAATGGCTCTATAGCTATAGGCACAGTTATTACTGGTGTTGGAGTCACTGCTGGTACGGCGGTAACAGCCTTCGGTACAGGCACAGGTCTAACAGGAACCTACACAGTTAACAACGCGCAAACAGTAGGCTCTGAGCAGTTAACAACTCCACTGGTTGACTCTACACTCTACCTCAAGTATACAGGTGGTGGCTTTGTTGCTCCGGTAGTCCCAGTATTCAGCAACCCCGGTGACTATCCCGCGTGTGGTACTCTATACCAGCAGCGTCTTATGGTTGGTGGCACTGACAACAATCCTACAACTGTCTACGGTAGTGTAATAGGAGACTACCCAGACTTCATTAACGACCCCAACGCTGATGACTACGCTATACAATTCACTCTAGTCTCCACTAAGCTAGACCAGCTTCTCAA